GACCCGTATCAAAGGGACATTGAATATGTTAAAGAACTTATTGACAAAGGATACAAGCCATGTTCGGCATGGTTTGAGTCAATGGTTAAAAAGTTAAAGTATGATAAAAGAAAAATATCTCAGGAGTTAGAGTGTAATTTCTTGGGTTCGGGTGATAACGTATTTGACTCAAACCTTCTACAAAAATTATCTGAAACCATGATTAAAGAACCATCATCTAAAATGATGGCAAATAGTTTATGGATATGGAAAGAACCACAAATGGGGCACAAATATGTAATGGGTGTAGACGTATCTCGTGGAGACTCTGAAGATTTTTCATCTATCCAAATCATAGATTTTGATGAAAGAGAACAGGTTTTGGAATATGTTGGAAAGACACCACCTGATATGTTGGCGGAAATTGCATACAAATGGGCCACCATGTATTCGGCATATATTGTTGTTGATATTACAGGCGGTATGGGTGTTGCCACATCAAGAAAACTCCAAGAACTAGGTTACAGAGATTTATATGTGGATGGTGTTGAGATGGGGAATAAATGGAAATTTGACCCAAAAACCGCCGACAAAATACCCGGTATTAACTTTAACTCAAAACGTGTTCAAATTATCAGTGCCTTTGAAGAAGCGATTAGACATGGGTTTAGGATTTACTCATTGAGACTGTTAAATGAGATGAACACATTTGTTTATCTTAATGGAAGACCTGACCACATGAAAGGTCAACATGATGACTTATTAATGAGTTTGGCGATGGGAATTTACGTAAGTGAGTTATCATTCGCTCAATTGAAAAAGGTGGACGATTTAACAAAAGTTATGTTAGAATCTTGGGCGGTAAACTCTCATGACAATTCAGACGTAACAAGTTTTAATCCTAACATACCTGTATTCAATGATAGGGAATCCGATAAAAATGTTTATAGAAATCAACCAACCAGACAAGATTATCAAGATTATAGATGGGTCTTTGGAGGAATGGGGTTTAGATAAATGAATATCAAATTATATTTAATAATATGAGCGATAATATGACTATATGGCAGAGGTTAACCCAAACCTTTGGACCTGATTCCCTTTTGGGTCAAGATGCCCCTGTCTACAAGTACGATAAAAAAGAATTACTTAGAACTACTGATAAAAGACAATACGAGTTAGAAAAACTCCAAGCACAACAAACCGCATTTCTTTCTAATCAGTGGGCAAAGATAGAAAATAATCTTTACCAACAAGCCGTTTATTACGAACCAACTAGACTATCAGCATTTTATGATTATGAGAGTATGGAGTATACTCCCGAAATCTCTGCGGCTTTGGATGCGTACGCTGAAGAGTCTACAACAGTAGATGAAAACGGATATTTGTTACAGATTTATTCTGAATCAAAAAGAATTAAATCTATTTTGACTGATTTATTTAACAATGTATTGGATGTTAACACTAACTTACAAATGTGGACAAGAAACGTATGTAAGTATGGTGACAATTTTGTGTTTTTGAAACTTGACCCTGAAAAAGGAGTTGTAGGTTCTTTCCAATTACCAAACATTGAAATGGAACGTATTGAAAGAGGTATGACACCAAATACGGTTGCCACGGGACAAAATGAACAAAAAGCCCTGAAATTTGCTTGGAAAAATAAACAAATGGAATACCAGTCGTGGGAAATTGCCCACTTCCGTTTGTTGGGTGATGATAGAAGATTACCATACGGAACTTCTATGTTAGAAAAGGCACGTAGAACTTGGAAACAATTAGTGTTAGCGGAAGATGCGATGTTAATTTATAGAACATCAAGAGCACCTGAAAGACGTGTATTCAAAGTTTACGTTGGTAACATGGATGATAAAGACGTTCAACCTTACGTTCAGAAATTTGCTAATAACTTTAAAAGAGACCAAGTTACGGATTCAAAAACAGGTAACGTGGATATGAGATACAACCAAATGGCGGTTGACCAAGATTTCTTTGTTCCTGTTCGTGACCCGTCAGCACCAAGTCCTATTGACACTTTACCGGGAGCTCAAAACTTATCGGAGATTGCGGATATTGAATATATTCAAAAGAAATTGTTAACCGCATTAAGAATTCCAAAAGCATTCTTAGGATTTGAGGAGACGGTAGGTGATGGTAAAAACTTGTCATTATTGGATATTCGTTTCGCAAGAACGATTAATAGAATTCAAAAATCAATGATTGCCGAATTAAACAAGGTGGCTATTGTTCACTTGTTTTTATTGGGTTTTGAAGATGAATTGGGTAACTTTACATTAGGGTTGACAAATCCATCAAAACAAGCCGAATTATTGGCAATTGATGTTTGGAAAGAAAAAATGTTATTGTATAAAGACGCAACTACCGCAATTGAAGGTATCGCACCAACATCTCAATCATGGGCTAAGAAACACATACTTGGATTCTCAGATGAAGAAATTAAGTTGGATTTACAACAACAAAGATTAGAAAGAGCGGTTTCCGCCGAATTACAAAACACTGCTGCGGTTATTAGTAAGACCGGATTATTTGATAATGTTGACAAACTTTATGGTCAACTTAGTGGTCAAACAGGTGGAGCGGTTCCAACACCAGGTGCAGAACTTGGTGGTGGAGGTGACTTTGGAGGTAGTGATTTTGGAACACCACCACCGCCACCTTTGGGAGGAGAACTTGGTGGACCACCTTCAGGTGAGGAATTAGGAGGACCCCCACCACCACCTCCGGGAGGAGAAACAGTTCCTGAAGGAAAGGGAAATAACTATAACATTCTATTAGAAGGTGATTTTTTAACCCCCAATGATTATTTGGACTTGGGTAAAGGGAGAAAATCTTTAGGTGATATGGATGGTGAATTGGATAGATTGTTAAATTCATAATATTTATTATCATGAACTTTGGAGAAAAATTTAGTAAAGTAGAATATTTGTTATCAGAATCTTACATTGATAAGACCCTTTCTGAGGATATAAAAAAATTCCAAAAATTAGTTTTGGAGAATAAAGATTTGTCAAAAATTTATTTTTTGTATTCTGAGTTATCAAAAGAACAAGGATTTGATAAATCGTTTGCCGAGGAATATGTGAATGAATCAGTTTCTCAAATTAAAGAATTATCAAAAGTTGTAAAAACTGCAAGTTTTGACAAATGGATATTATCAACAGTATGTGAAAACAGATACTCTAAAATTGATGATTTGGTTAATACTGACCCATTAAAATTAAAAGAGAAGATTTTGGCCAAGTCACAAATTGTTGAGTCTCTAATTAAAAAACCAATTCAAAAAGAAAGTTTAAATATTCCTTTGTCTTCAGTAGAAATAATTAGAAAGAATGTTATTAAGAACTATATTGAATCTTTAGATGAATCAACCAAAAGTAATTTAAAAGACATTTTGGGAAAAGGTGATGAGGAATTGAATGGTTTGTTTGAAGGATACAAACAAAAGACTTTGGACAAGTTAGATGTCTTGTCTGAGGGTAATCACGATGATTTAATGAGACACAAGATTAACGAAACAATCTCGTTTGTAAAACAAGAAGAATACAACAAGTATAACTACGTTAAGTTGAAGAACTTATACGAGGGGTTATGATTGTGTTTTTAATTGTATGGATTGTTTAAATTTGGCCTTTTTCATTTTCTCTCTTTTTTGAGTAGTTTTCTTTACATACTCAGTACGTTTTCTTAATTCTTCATTTTGTTTGGTTTTAATAACCTTACCTTTGAGAATCTTTAAGGCCTTTTCTAATCCGATATTTTTGTTAATTTCAACTTTTAGCATATAAATTAAATACAACCATAATTTAAAAAAAGTTTGACTGAAATACATTCTGTTTGTATATTTTTAAAAATAAACATTTTATATGTACAAAATTAATGAAAAAAGGAAAAACCTCAAAGATAATAGGATTTGATTCTATTAAGGTGACGTATGGTACTGTGGACTCTAAAAATTTGAAATCGGTTTATCTAAATATTCAAACATGGGCAACCCCCGTAATCTCAAGTGATAATTGGAATCGTGTGGTTGCAAACTTAAGTAGAAACATAAAACACAACATATTAGACATTGTTGATTTAGAAACATTCCAACCAAATTATATTGTTGATTTGGATTTACGAACAAGTGGAATTCAATTAGACAAAAAAAGTTTT